CAGATGCATCAGAAGCATCTTTACATTTTGCTAAACAATTCTTAGAAAAAAACCAAGCAGCGGATAATAACGGATATTTAGTAGCAACTAAATCAGGATTAGCAGCAATATCAACACTAATTGCTTTACCAAATGCTGTATAATTTTGCTTACCTGTTAATTGGATATAACCACGTCCACGATATTTAAAACCTTCACCTGAAGCCTCATCACCGTTACCCATACGAGATGCATAAACGCGATTTGCAATTTTTTCAGGTTTACGTTGATATTGTTCAGCTAATACTGGGGTTGGAAAATATTTTTTAAATATACCTATAAGTCTCTTAGCAGAATAATTAAGATTTTCGTTTACAACACGAAACCCACCTGATTCATGTCCACATTGAGCTAAGAAATGTGCTACTTCTACTGGTGTATCAATGCCAAATTTCTGCATTACATCTGGAATCTGTGTAATTACATTATCTGGGATGTGTCCTTTTAATTTATTTAAATCCATACTTTATAATTTTCAATAAATATTATTGAGTAACTACCCTACCTTGAATATCTGTATTAGGGAATCTAACCTCAAAAATAGCTGGATCTAATGATGGATATATATTTCCGTTTTTAGTAGCCCCTACTATATCATATCCATAAGGTGAATAGCTACCTCCTTGTTTATTTACTATTTCAAGTTTAACTACAGATTGAACACCTCTAACTTGTAAAAGTTTAGATGTTATATCTGATAAAATAATTGGTTGATTAATTTGCCAATTATCTATGTTAAAATGATTTTGTAAAGTAGTAATACAATTAGTTAACACTTCTTTATTAGAATAACCACTTAATACTATAATATCAAAATTAACACCAATATTAATATAATATGCATCTTTAATGTTAATAGCATCAGTAACCATTCTATATTGATTAATATAAGTTACTAAATTATTTTTTAATGTTAAAGATCCTGTAACTATTTGTTTATTACTATTATAAGATAAAATATATAAATCAAGAGCAAGTGGGTTGTTTTGTGGAATAGTAGCTACAGTTTGTTGTGGATTTTTGCTAATATCTTGAGAAATATAAGCCTTAGACACAATACCATAATCAGCAGGCATTGATAATGCTCTTACAATATAATCTTCTTTAGTTACAGCTCTTAATTGAGTTGAATAAGAATATAAAGCATTTTGACGAATTTCATCTATTGTGTCTCCATTTCTACCACCAGATGATGGAATTGGATTTGTAGCTACAATACTTTCTAAAACTGAAGAAGTTAATGCTAGATTTAAAGGGGTACCATTTTTAAAATAAACTCCTGATGTATCTATAATTGTTAAATCATCAACAGGTACATTTGATGTAATACCACCACCTACTAGATATTGTACATTTAAACTTCCAACAGGAACTATTCCATATTCTTTAGTATAAAATACAGAAGCCTCATTATAATTATTAGTTAAATCAGAAATACCAGGAACAGATCCAGCAGCAATTGAAGTAGCTGTTGGTACTATTTGACTATCAGTATATGTTTGAGATAAACCTGCTCCAAATTCAAGTTGTAAAGTATTATCAGATAAAAATCTAGATACAAATCGTTGAGATACTCTTTGAATTTGTAATAAATAAGGTACTTGATCAGTAGTAAATGTAGGGTTAGCTATTTTTTTAAAAATTGAAGATTGGGCTAAATAAGGTACTTCAGACCAAACATCATTTACACCATTACTACCAGTAACATTTATAATTTGTAAAATATTAGTATCAACAATATTAACTGTTCCAAACTTTTGGTTTTGTGGTGGAGTAATACTAGTTGATTTTATTTCAGCTGAAATTACAGGAACTGATTTTTTAAATAAGAAATTAGTATCATTAAAAAAAGTAATCTCAGCACTTCCTGTTTCAGTAAAATCAACTTGTTGAGTTGTTAAAAATTTAATCCCAGTAGAAGTAGAAGTTAAAGAAGTATTAGCAGGAAAAAATAAACCATATGTGTTAAAATCAGGAGATAAAACACCACCATTTGATGTAACAGGAATTATTTGATATATATCTACAATAGTGCTTGAGGCGTATGATGCTTTAGGACGATAACCCATAACATATGACATTGCATATAGGTTTTCTTTTTCCTTAGCATATAATAAAAAATTTTCTTGTACTTGAGTATCTAAATAAAACGAGGTAACATCACCAACATACGAAGCCATTTCGATGAATAAATTACCTGGTGTAGCTTCAGTAAAATCGTTATAAGTTGTTGGGAAATAAGTTTTAGCATACTGTTGTAAAGCAGCCTTAAAACTTGTAAAGTCTTTATTTAAATATGATATGTTTTTATCCTCGTTAGTCATTATTATTGAAATTGTACTGTTACTTGGTCTGGTGTATTAGATATGTTTAATAAATAATCTATACTTAGGCTAATTAAATTATAATCAATGTTTGGTGTTATAGTAATGTTTTGTATAGTAATTTCAGGAATATAAATAGATACACTGTTTACTATATTTTCTTTTAAAAGTTCTGTATTTGTAGTTGTAATTCCTTCAAATATAAAACGTCTTAAATTAGTACCAAAAGCGGGATTCATTACTCGCTCGCCAATATCAGTTAATAATAAATTAACTAAGTTAGATTTAATTTGATCCTTAGTAGTATAAGTACTTTTAAATACACCAGGTGCGTTAAAAGGCAGTGCTACCCCAATTGCAATATTTTTCTGTAAATCTAATGGATTTACTCGTATTACGCGAGGTATTGGCATATTATCCTAAGTTTCTTAACCCTGATAAATCTTGAGCAGTCATATTAGCAGCAGCATCTTCAATAAAAGCAGCAAATGGATTATCCGCTTTAGGATCAACTTTTAAATGTAATTGAGCTTGAGGCGCATCATAACCAAACATAGCTCCCATTTTGTTGCGTAAAGCTACTTTAGCATCTCCACTTACTGGTATATCATTGCTAGTAAAGCTAACTGTTTTACCTTCAGTTAACTCTTGTTTCTTTTGTTCTAATAATAATACACCAATTTCTTCACGAACGGCTTCGCGAACCGCTTCTTTAATTAATTGTTTAAATAATTTTGTGTTCATATTTATAAATATTTTATCCTTGTAAGTTTCGTTGATCAATAACTAGTTTTAATTGCTCTATTAAATCATTAGGGTCCTGGGTAAATGAAAATTCACTTTTAAGTTGTTCTATACCGTCACGATTAATTGCTACAGCGTAGCGACGTTTATTACCTTTAACAACAAATCTTAAATCATTTTCTTCTTTAATTTTAAAGGTAAATCCTTTATATGGTGGATAATCTAAACCTGTTGGTAAGAAAAAATCAGATAGATTAGATAAATTATCTAGTGATTTCCCGTCTAATTTTAAACTAATTTCTTTTAATCTTTCTTTTAATTCAAGAATTTGAGTAATTTCATTTCCTAACAATGTACTAGCAATAGCTAAAATAGTGTTTAATGCTGTTAATAATGTTATTATTTTTTGTAATCTTGGTTGTAACTGTATTTTAATAGGAATTAAAAAAGGAAAAGGTAAACTAAGTATTATCTGAATTGCAGCTATAATTGCTGAAATAATAGTTAGTGTTTTAACTAGTCTATCTAAAGTTTTCTTTAAATTTTCTAGTTTTTTAGCACTATTATTAATTAATGTAATAGCGCTATTTCTTAAATTAGTAGCAATAACAACAGTTTGTTCATCTTTTACTTGCGTATCAATATAAGCATTTACTTGATCTACTAAAAGTTCTAATTTTTTTCTTTGATTAATTATATTAAAAAGCTGTTTAATAATTTGTAAAGCAACTACTGGGGCTAAGTCCTTAGCAGCATTAATAGCTACTTGTTTAGCTAAATCTATATTAGATTTTGCTTCATCACTTTGAGATTTTTTTCTTAATCCTTTTAATTTAGTTTTTAAAGATTTTTGATTTTGTTTTATTCTAGTATAAGGATCATTTTGAATAATATTTTTATCTTGTTGTATTTTTTCTCGTTGTATACTAATAATTGCCATTTCTGCTTTATAAGCAGCTTCAGCAGCAATTTTTATATCATTATATTGTTTTTCAGTAATTTGTTTTGAATTATAGTCCTTTTGAGCTTTTTTAACTGTTGACTTTTGTGTTTCTCCTGCTTGTTGTTCTTTAATAGTTAGTGCTTGTAATTCATCATCTAACTGAGCTGTTTTAGTTTGGTTACCTATAACAAGTTTTTCTTTATTTTTATCTACAAGTTGAGATCCAAAAGTTTTAATGGCAGTAGTAGCTGATATTGTTTTCAATATATCAGGTGATATAACAGGTGCTATATTTATTTTATTTTTATCAGCCATTATGATGTAAATACTTTTTGTGATGGAAGTTTTTCTATTAAATCACACATTCGTTGAGCATCTTTTATTAATTCTTTTCCTGCACTATTTATACTTATCATAGGAGCACCTCTAGGTACTCCAACAGAACTAGATAAATAAGTAGCTAATTTATTTAATGTTTGCTGTAAATGTATAAATAAGTTAATAGTTTCATTACCTAATAATACTGGTTGGAGTAAATTATTATAAGGGCCTAAAAATATTGAGTTTGAGTTCAAATGCACTCTAATATCAGCATTTAAGTTAATAACATTTTTAGTATTAATTTCAACATTAGTAGTAGCAAAAATCATTACTTCATCCTTTTTAGAATTTAAAGTAACTCTATCTGCATTTATAATAACTTGAGCATTAAAATAATCGGGTGCATTTAAAGGATTAGTTAAATTATTTAATACACCTGTTTTGTCTGTTTGTAAAGGTAATTTTTGAGTTGAAGTTAAATAAATTGAAGAAGCATCTTTATTTATTTTTTCAACATGATACTTCTCCTTAGGTATATAAGCAAATCCATTTGATAAAATAGTAATTGGACTATCATCTTTACCTATACTACTCCATTCATTTAAATTTCTAAATAAAGTTGTTGTAGTAGAAAACCTAATAGCATTACCTTGTCTACCTTGTAAAATATGGTCACCTTCAAATGAAAGTAAAGGTCTAATAATAGGATTTTCTACAAAAGTTACTCCTAAACAATTCTCATCAGAAGTAGGTTGACTGTTCTGTTGGTTATTATTCCATATATTAATTACACTAATATAATATTTTCGAGAATTAGTATTTACAATTTGAGAAATTGGTGAAGGCATACTTGGGACTAAATACACTAACTCACAAACTAAAGGAAAATGTTGAAATTGAGAAAATAAAGGTTTTGCTATTTTGCATTTACCTAAAAATTCATCATTTGTTTCACCAATAATATCTTTAGCTTGATTATAATCTAAATAAAATACAGATCCAAGACCATTAAACCCTCCTGCTCTTCTAAACATAGCTGGAGTTGGGGTATTTTCAGTAGTAACAACTCCATATACCTTTCCAATTTGTGCTTTTTTAGAAGGGAAGGGTATATTTTTTCCTGTAGAAGATACAATAGCTGATAAATTTTCTCTTATTCTCATTTTGTTACTTCAAGTTGTACTACAGGTGCTTGTTCAAGTAATTTTTGTCCTTGCTCTTGTACTGCTTTTTGTTCTTCTAATAAAGCATTAATTTCATCCATATTAATTAACTCAGTACCACTATTTGCATTAATAGTTGCAGCACGTTGTGCAATAGCTGCCATTTTAATTAATTGTTCGTTATTTTTTACATTAACATCAATTAAATCTTTAACAGTAGGCATTA